CGCGTCCTCACGTCGGGTCTTTTCCGACGTCAGCATCGTTTGAATGTGAGGCATGTAAGTTTTCCGAATCAATATCAGAAAATAAAACATGCTTGTGCATTTTTAAGATATTGAGTCGAGGAACGTAAAAAACGTCCCCCTCGGCGCCTCCACCGAGTAGGTCACAATTCATCCAGGAAAGGGGAATCGTGTTTCGCGATACATACGAGGAAGACCAGTAAAAAAGTACGTGGTGAAATCTTCCGCAGTAGCGCAGTACAGATCTAGAGCATCCTGACAAAGTGTTTCTCCGCCAGTTACTACATTAGTGATCTTAAACCCTTCATACTGGTTAGTATCGGTCGTGAAGTTTATTGGTTTACCTCCCGTAAATCTGTATGGGGAGTAGTAAGGAATCTCGAATTCCTCGTTTGGATTGACCGTCCAAGAAGTTAATGCTGTGCCATTAAAAGAGTCATCTATTTCTAGAGCTCCTTCATATGCAGCATCTGATGTGGTAGCATATATAGGGCCTGTGATTGTATTTAAGCCGTATAGACCATTCGGATCTCGAGTAATCCGCATGGGGTTGTTCACCCTGAAAATGTCTCCATACAAGCCATTTGGTATAGCTTTCCAACGAAAGCCACCTCGTCTGCCTTGGTAGGCTAGAGAAACCCAATTGACAAGGGTTGTGGTACAGAGATTGTAAGGAACGCTATCCGCTATGTCAACTGCTCCTGGGACATTCCCCCTGAAATGAGGGAAAGAATTTTGTGAATACGTAACTATGTTGTAGCCTGGCTGGGCTACACTGCGTCGGTTATGGAACTCATACCGTTTAAGCATCTGTCTGAAAGACGTGATGACTTCACCGGAATATACTTTGTTCCGACACATTTGATTTTTGCTATCGGTGCCCATTGTGGCGTCCACACCCTTGTAAGGGAGTGCGGAGTCGCTATCAATTTCAGTCGTTTCAGTACCAGACTGGGGCGTTACCACGAATTTGGAATATTCGGTGGCATCAGGCACAAATACCTCGAAGTCGTCTCCTGCCGCAAGGAAGACGTTGATCTTGATATCATTGTTGACGGTTGGATCCGTCGTTGGAGTAGTGAGTTCGTTGATAACCCAAACACTGATCGTTCCGTTACCATATGGTGCGGCAAACGTAAGAGGATCGGTGTCATAAAGGGAACTAACGTCTTGACTGGAAGGTCTAGCATGTTCAAGCAGCGTAAAAGGCTGATTGTTACTTACTTCTACAGTAAACTCACGGCATTGAGAAATGTCAATGATCTCAATATAGTTCACATTATCCTCCCGAACTGTAGGAGTGGAAACTGGATCGTACACGATTGCCAATCTTCCTCTGTGCATCGCTGAAGCGACAACTTGAAAGCGGTATCTCATCTTCCCCGTCCAATACTTGAATGGCATGGAGGCCATAGCAGTAGCGGGAAAGAAATATGTAGGATCTGAAGCAATTGTAGCGATATCCCATACGCAGGGATCTACGCGTAAATTGAACAAATGCGTTTCTGGTGGAGTGTTCATCACCCAATCGAAGTTAGTCCAATAACTTTCCTTCTTGGCAATGTACTTGATCTCCATCTCATCCGTATCTCCCAATCCACTAATCCGAGGATCTATGGACAACTCTTGTTTTGCGTCAACAGTGAGTTTTTTGGCATTATCTGCTGTATTAGTACTAGCTAAATCGCCAACGGGTTGTGGTCGGTACGGAGCCGGAGGATGTGCAAGAACTGGTCTGGAATAACCAAAAATACTCGCAGCATCTCCTATTGCGGACGCGGCTAATTGAGTGGCTAAGGCGAATGGGCCAATACCAGGAACAGTAGTCAATTTGCCTGCGATTTTTGCCACCACAGCGGCAGGTTTGGAAACTACACCCTCAACACCCTCGTATTCATCTCCAGCTTGTGGAGTAATATTGAGAGCATTAGCGTGCGTGGGAGATGCTAACATGACGTCTTCAGCCCATGCATAACATGTGAGTGTTACCAGATCTGTGGCGGGATCTGCTCCATTTACGTGTTTCAAATTTGTCAACGTACGGATGAGAATCAAACCCATATCATTCCAGTCGCCAGCGGGAATACTCATGTAATCTTTATACCAAAAGAACGGCAGATCCATCTCACCACCAGACGAGGTAGCGGGATCAAGAAAGAGTCTTGGGAATTGTGACAGAGAAACATTATCCTCAAAATTGAGAGTACAATTAACAGAGAGTGCATCATCATTGTGTAAAGGCTTATATATTGGCATCAATCTTCCGTAAAAGAAAGGGTTACCATTTATCAAGAATTTCACTTTAAGTTTACATCTCATCAAATTATAATTCGTAATCCTGTTGGACACACGTTTATTTTCAAAGTAAGCTTTCCAGGGATTGAAAGAGTCACAGGCTTCAACACCTGTCGACCAAACTCCTTCAAATACTTTGACGGGTCGAGAAAAGAAAGATCCAAGATCGGCATCCGAAGAATCGTTAATGGTTCTTGTCTCATCTATAGTACTAGGGATAGAAACTGTGGGTTCATCCATAGCGTCCTTAAAATTCATGGTTTCTGCTGTAACAGTGAACCCTGATTGCGGACAAATCGGCGCATCCGCGCCTGACTGGATTATAGTTCCAGTGGACAATTCAAAATTATATGTATTATATATATTATGTGTAGTAATTCAATTTATTTACAAAGGTCTAGGGTCGAATCAAACTCTAGCCAGGTGATATTTACAGTGACTGACGAAATCATCCCTAAAAAGGGGTACGTTACGAAGAACGTGTCTATATACACAAGAGCCTACAATGCCCTCTACAAATATCTACAAAAAGTGGGCGGTTGTGGTAACCAGGTATGTACACAATTTTGCTTTCCGTCGGGCCCCAGATTTGAAACTGGAGGCAAGTATTTAGCGACCTTGTCCGAGTCCAAGCTATATTTATTGACCTACCCCAGGTCCGGTTTTACGCATATTGCTCGTACCAATGCTTCAATCTATCATCAAAAGATGTTCAATTTTCGAGTCATATGGTCGAGATCGTGTAGGCGCGATATTTCCTTGAGTTTCACGATTTGTTTTCCAAACTCTTTCCGCCCATGGAGAAAGTAGCTATCTGCGGCACCTACAAGGTTTGCAGCACTAACTTCCTCTGGGGAAACAGCTTGGGATCGTACGATAGAACAGAGAGATTTATGTATAGATAACTCGTTGAGAGCACCAACATGTCCTCCAAACTCTGGATCTTTACGAAACGATCGTTTGAGATAGTCCACTTCTTTGAAGTTGATATATTTTGTGAACTTGGCAGTTTTCTCTGCCATTGTGATGGTCATATCATGCGCTGCGAGAAAATCGCGCAATGAAATCATGTTGAATTTGGAATACCATCTATTTGCAGAACTGAGTGCATCATCTCCGAAGGTGGATAGAGCAACACACTGTCTGAATGTCTTTTTGACATATGGGTATACATGAAAAAACCCCATTCGGTGAAGCAGAGAATTC